AGAGATTGGCAAGAACATCGAGGATGTTCAAAAAGAAGCAGTAGATGTTGCAAAGCAGCAAGCAAACGCAAGAATTCGTGAGCGTAGAGAAGCAGAGTTAAGGAAAGAGCGGGCAATATTTAAAGCCCTTGAAGAGTACAAACACCGCAAGAAGATAAGCGATGAAGAGTACAAATTAAGGGTGGACTTTATAAAGCAGCACGGCACCAAAGAGTGGCAAAAGGTGCTAGACATCAAGACCGAGATTGAACGGCTTGAGAAGGAAGACAAGAAGTACTTTGATGCCGAGTTATCAAAGGTTAAATGGGTGCAGTTCTGGTGCTTTTTGGTAGCTGCTTGGATTGCTTATTACATAGTATGGGGGTCTAAAAGATGAATATGCAAGACGTACTAAAGGCGGTTATTCCGATCTTAGTAGCCTGTATAGCGTGGCTACTCGGTCAAGTATCCTCATTTCAGACCCGCCTGACCCAGATTGAAGGCAAGATGCCAGCGTTGATTACTAGCGAAGGCATACCAACAGATAGTCCTATTTCAGCCGAGCGTAGAGCAAAGATGCGTGAAGAACTGTACAAAGAACTCCATGACCTTCATGTGCGGGTCAAACTCCTTGAAGAAAGAGGAAAGAAATGATTACCCTATTTACTACCCTTATATCGTTCCTGTCAGGTGGACTGCCTAGCCTGCTTGGGTTTTTCCAAGACAAGTCCGACAAGAAGCATGAGATGGAAATGGCTCGTTTGCAGACAGAACGGGAACTACAGATGATGGAGAGAGGCTTTCAAGCTCAAGCTCATGTAGAAGAGATTAAGACCCAGCAGATTGAGATGCAGACCCAAGCCCAAGAAAGAGCGTCTTTGTATGCTCACGACATCGAGATTGGCAAAGGTGCTTCCCAGTGGGTTACAAATTCACGGGCAATGGTTAGACCAGCCATTACCTACGGGATGTTCTTGATGTTCATGTTTGTAGAACTGTTTGGGTTCTGGTTTGCCTTCCATCGAGAAGTGCCATTTGACGTGGCGTTAAACCTCCTATGGGATGATGAAACCCAGATTATTTGGGCAAGTATTGTTTCTTTCTGGTTTGGCACACAGGCATTTAAGAAGTAATGTGTATAAAAAACTTAAAAAATTATGCACGTTAGTTAAAAATGTATAGAGATGAACGATTTTATAAATCTATTCAATGCGTATCCTGTTGGCGTTTGCCTTGGGTTAGCCGCTTTTGTTAACTACACTTTTTTATTAATTGTCCATGCGTGTGAGCGATAAAGCTATCAAAATGATTAAGCACCATGAGGGTGTTCGTCAACGTCCATATCGCTGTCCCGCAAAATTGTGGACGATTGGTGTCGGGCATGTACTCTACCCACGTCAGGGTGCTTTAAAGATAGAAGAACGGGATAGTACACCCTTGGAATATAAAGACGACCGTACCTTTTCTATGGAGGAAGTAGATGACATTCTTCGAGACGATCTTAATCGCTTTGAGCGAGGTGTTGAACGCTACTGTCCTGTCAAGCTCACTCAAGGTCAATTCGATGCTCTTGTTAGTTTTAGCTTTAATGTTGGTCTGGGAACACTACAGCGCAGCACCCTCCGTCAGAAGGTTATTCGGGGCGAAATGGAAGAAGCGGCAGAAGAGTTCTTGAAATATACGCTGGCTGGGGGTAAAGTACTGAAAGGTCTAGTAACCCGCAGGAACGATGAACGTGCCTTATTCTTAAGCTAATATGCCACTACAAAAACTACAGTTCAAACCAGGTGTCAACCGAGACCAAACCAACTATACAAACGAGGGTGGTTTCTACGAGTGTGACAAAATTCGCTTTCGCTCTGGCTACCCACAGAAAATAGGTGGTTGGTTACGTTACGGAACATTTGTAGTAGCAGGTATTTGCCGTCAGATGTTTAATTGGATTACCACAGCTTCGGATAACTTCTTAGCCCTTGGGACATCTAAAAAACTTTACATTGAAGCGGGTCAGATTCTGAATGACATTACGCCCATCCGACAGACTTTTATCAGCCCTACAACTAACAATTGCTTTACTACAATTAATGGCTCTAAAACCGTTACTGTTGCAATTACGTCCCACGGAGCTGTTGACGGAGACTATGTTACATTTTCAGGTGCAACAGCGGTAGGCGGGATTAGTGCGGCTAACCTAAATACTGAATTTATTGTCGATCAAATTACCGCCAATTCTTTTACGATTACCGCTGCAACTGCTGCTACATCTTCAACTTCTGGAGGCGGGACTGGAATTACAGCCGCCTTTCAAATTCCCGTAGGAAATAACAATGCTTCTATTGGAAATGGTTGGGGAGCAGGCACGTGGAGTCGTGGTGCTTGGGGTTCTGGAAGTGCTACACCAGTGGTTAATCCTCAACGGGATTGGTTTTTACAAAACTTTGACAATGATCTAGTCGCTAATATCCGTAACGGAGCTATCTATTATTGGCAATATTCTGGAGGAACGGGAGTAAGAGCCACTCTTTTGTCTACCACAACTATAAATGGAGTAGCCCCAGCTGATGTGCCTACACAGGCGATGCAGATTTTAGTCTCTCAAAATGACAAACACTTACTTTGTTTTGGTGCTACCCCTTATGGAGGAGGTTCATTTGACCCTCTATTAATCCGCTGGGCTACTCAAGATCAACCTAACGTCTGGACGCCTTTAGTTACAAACTCGGCAGGTTTTATACGGGTTTCTCGTGGTTCTCAAATTGTTTGTGCTATAGCAACCCGTCAAGAGATTTTGGTCTATACCGAAGGAACTTTAAATTCTCTCCAGTTTGTAGGAACCACAGACGTCTTTAGTCTTAATGAGCTTTCGGACAATATTTCTATTATTGGTCCTCGTGCTGTTGTAGCCGTAAATAACACCGCTTATTGGATGGGTCATGATAAGTTCTATGCCTACACAGGACGGGTTGAGACTTTGCCTTGTACCCTAAGAAACCACGTTTTTCAAAACTTTAACTACGACCAAGCCGATCAAGTTATTTCAGGAACCAATGAGGGCTGGAACGAGATATGGTGGTTCTACCCAACGGCAGATAGTCAAATCAATAACGCCTACGTCATTTACAACCATTTAGAGAAGATTTGGTACTACGGCACGATAGATCGTACTGCGTGGTCAGACTCGTCTTTAAGGGAATACCCTCAAGCGGTCACAGGAACCTATGTTACAGGTTCTATTGCTTCTACAACTTTGACAGTCACTGCGGTCTCGGTAGGCATCTTACAAGTAGGTTCAGTCATTTCAGGTACTGGCGTAGCAGTAGGAACCACTATAACGGCTTTAGGAACTGGAACAGGTGGTATTGGGACTTACACCGTCAATATTTCTCAAAGTGTTGTATCAACCGCTATAACGGCTGACAGTATTATTTACAACCACGAGCAGGGTCTAAATGACGACACTACAGCAATGACATCGTTTATTTCGTCTTCAGACTTTGATTTGGTAGACGGAGATCAGTTTATCTTGACTAAACGAATTATTCCTGACCTTAGTTTTACTGGGTCAACTGCCACTTTGCCTGCGGTGACTATGTATATCAAACCACGCAACTTTCCTGGAAATGCTTATTCCAACATAGATTCTGAGCAAGTCATTGAAACCTCCGTAGACGTCTTTACCGAACAGATCTTCATGCGGGCTAGGGCTAGACAGATGGCTATTGAGATTGCCTCTACAGACTTAAACGTCCAGTGGCAGTTAGGTAGCCCTCGTTTAGACGGTAGACCAGATGGGCGCAGATAATGGCAATGCAACGATTTCGGGCGCCAGCTCTTCCGCTTGCGACACCAGATTACGATCAGCAACAGCTTTCTCAGTTAATCAGCGTTTTACGGCTATATTTTACCCAGTTAGACTCCAATGTGCCTTTACAGGCAGACGGGATCAGGCTATTAAATTTACCAACATCGGGGTACAATTTGCCAGACGGCACTGTATTTCAAGTTGGCGAAGACTTGCGGATTGTTGTACCTTATA